CGTCAAAGCAGTTATTGATTATATTGAGCCTCTACAGGAACTTATTCGTACTAAAGAGTATCTACGTGCTGATATTCGTAAACTTGCTCCCATGGAGGTTGTATGCGGAATAGATGGTAAGCGTTTTATCGATAAGATGCCTGCGAGTACCTCTGTTGGTTTTCCAATGACAGGGCCTAAGAGTAATTTTCTGACCGCTCTTGATCCCGCTGATCATAAAGATTTTAGTTTTCCAGTGGAACTTGATAGTAAATTTTGGAATGAGGCTGAGAGAATGGAAAGGACGTATATTGCTGGTGAACGATGTTATCCAATCTTTAAAGCTTGTTTGAAAGATGAGCCTACTAAGATTTCCAGTGAAAAAGTGCGTGTTTTCCAAAGTGCTCCTATTGCTTTGCAATTATTGATTCGAAAGTATTTTCTGTCAACAGCCCGCTTTTTGTCAATTTTTCCCTTGGTGTCAGAGTGCGCTGTCGGAGTCAATGCACATGGACCTGAGTGGGATACTCTTGTTAAACATATGAAAAAATACGGTGATGATCGTATTCTTGCCGGTGACTATAGTAAATATGACTTACGCATGCCTGCTCAGTTAATGTTTGCCGCTTTTGATATCCTATGCCGTTTGGCACGGGAATCGGGCAATTTCTCTGAGGATGACATGAAGATCATGAGTGGCTTGGCAACTGACGTATGTTACTCTGTCACTGCATTTAACGGAGATTTGATTCAGTTATTTGGATCTAACCCGTCTGGACAGAATCTCACTGTGTATATTAATTCTATTGTGAATAGTCTTCTTTTCCGATGTGGGTATTTTGCATTATGTCCACTTAATCAAGCGCCGTCTTTTCGATCTGTGTGTAGTTTGATGACTTATGGTGATGATGCGAAGAGTTCAGTGAGGACTGGTCACGATTATTTCAACCATATTTCCTTGGCAGAATTTCTCTCTCATCACGATATGAAATTTACTATGCCTGATAAAGAATCTGTCCCCACTAAGTATATGTTGGATAGTGAGGCTGACTTTCTCAAGAGGAGAAATATCTGGAATGAGAGATTGAACTTGTGGACTGGGGCTCTGGATGAGATGTCCATTTTCAAATCTCTACATGCTGTATTAAAGTCGTCTGCAGTTTCTAATGCAGAACAAAGCATGATGAATATTGATGGAGCCCTTAGGGAGTGGTTCTATCACGGCCGTGATGTATATGAATTTCGGCGTGTTCAGATGAATGAAGTTGCAAAGAAGTGTAACATCTCTCATGGTTGTAAGGGATTACATTTAACGTATGAAGATCTTGAAGGTGTTTTTACAGTAAAGTATCTCAAACATATACCTCCCGAAGAAATTAAGAAGGACAAGCCTAAGAAACTTGTCCCTCAAGTTTCACAACCTACCCGTAAGTCGCCTCGTTTAGTTAGGCATCCTTACTCAAATAAGTGGTAGGTACTTCACCCCGATTGTCCGTTGGGGTTCCTCTTAATTGAGGTATAGTTGAATAGGACCGTGTGTATATGGATACCAGTATATGTATTTTTACATGTTATATATTTTATATTAGGCTTTGCATGCGTTAGCACCCTGCCCTCAGGATACCCCTATTTAGGGGAGAAGTTCGCTACTTCAGCAAATATGTTATATCAGATGTGATTGAGCCATCACTCTAGATGAATAAATAAAGGGTTTTCTAACAATTCTAATAACCAAAGTGGTGGTACGGGTCCATCAATAACAAACCCGTCTGCCCCGGAGACACCGGGGAGATTCAACGTTACAATTAATGAGGAGGCGTTGGATTCTACAAAGGAAATCCTCTCTTTCAGCGACCAGACTGCACATTGGGACTATATGGTTAATTCTAATCC